GCGCGACCGACTTTGTTATTGCTTCCTTCGCCCGCCGCCTTGAACGCGAGCGAGACGAGGCGCGGGATCAAATCGAAGCCAATTACAAAGCGACTCTAATGCTCGAAAATATGCTTTATCAAGAGCGGGAACAACGCGACATGCTGGCAGAGGTATTGCGAAATATCCGAATGCAATATGGAGGCATGATAACCGACCCGGAATGCGATTGTTCGGATTGCGAAATGCTGCGACCTATCGACAGGGCCCTCGCCGCCGTGAAAGGAGAAGATCCATGATCCCCGACCCCATGCAAGTCCGTCTCCGCAAAGTGGCAATCACTCATTTTGACACCGACGAAGGCTCCGGTCACGTCGAAACGTGGCAAGTGGGAGTCGAGTTCCCGGCGGGGACCGGGGTGCTGGCCGTTGGATCGTCTGCACTAAGCGCCATTGATAATGCCTTGGCCCGCGTGGGGAGCATGCAGGCAAAAATGAGAGAGATGCGGCAACTTAATGAAAGCGTGCTCTAAGATTCGATACTCAAACCCGGCGGAAGCGAAAAGAAGCGCCAAGTCCGCCCGGCGTCGGCAAGGCAAGGCCACTCCGGCGCTTTACGCGTATCCATGCCGGATGTGCGGGGCATGGCATCTGACACGGCGCGAGGCATTTGTTGACCGAAGTGGCGTGACGATTTCAATTCGGGTTGGGTGAAAAGTTCTCCAAATGTTCTCCAAAAACAAATCTGGCCCCTCCCGCTTGGCTTTGTCCAGCGTGGAGCGGGTGACGGTCTGGTTGGCGGTCTTGAACCTCCAATACTCCCGGCCGTTTGGGTGCTTCCATGGGAAGACCGTAATTGAAACAGACTTGTATTTGACAACCTCGCTCACGGGATGGTAAGGTGCAGCGTATGAAAACGATTGTTTTGGTTGTGGTGCTGGCGCTGTGTGCTTGCGAAGACCCAAAGGAAGCCCAACTGCGGGAAGTCCGCGCCCGGCATGACGCATGGGCGGCGGAGCACAAAGAGAAGCTGGCGCAGGCTGACAGGGAGGCCGCGGCCTATTGGAAGGGAATCGCTTTGGCGCGCGGGCAGCAGCAACGGGATTGCTCGACGGTTATTTTTGAGGGTGAAACCCGCGTGGTGGAAGTTCCGGTGGAGCGCTGGCGGGATAACGGTGAGACTGTGGACAAGCTCGAAGAAATTCGCGTCCAGCGGGAGATGCAGGAACTCCAACGCCGCACACTGGAATTGGAGCGGTAAGGTCATGCTGATACCAAGGGATAATAAAGCCGCAACCCTTTAGATGTTATTTTAATGGCATTTGAACATTTCTACTTGTCAGGCCGTTTTTAAGTCCTATTTATCGCCCGTATGTCAGCGAGCACCCCGCCCAAAGTAGGCCGCCCTAAGACCGGAAAAACCCGGATCAATACCAGCTTCACGCTCCCCCCTGCACTTGTCGCGCAAGCGCGTAAGATCGCCAGCCGTAAAGGCGAGAGCCTTTCCCAATACGTCGCCCGCGCGCTTCAAACCGCTGTCCTTTCCGAGCCATGAACATCACTTTGACGGAGCCCCAGCTTGCCGCGCTGATCGAAACCGCCCGCGCGGAGATCGTGGCAAGCATCCTAGCCAAGCAGCACGAGCGGCTGACCTTGGTATCCAAGGCACAAGCGGCTGGCCTGCTTGATGTCGATTCCAAGACGCTCGACAGCCTACCAATCCCCCGTGTCGTTCTCGCCGCCAAAAAGAAAATCGCCTACCGCCTCGCCGACTTGGCGGACTTTATCGAGGCGAACATCGAGCGCTGAAAATTTTCTCCCTCCGCTTGGGTGGTGACCAAGCAAATCAATGCCTGCCTGTTATGGGCTTTAAAATAGACCCGGAGGGAGAATCCCCACGAAACATAAAGCATGAAACCACACTCTGCCACCATCTGTCTCGCCTCGGCCATCATGTTTTTAGTCTTTGTCGTCATCGGATTATATTCCATCACCCATGGCAATGGCTTCGCCATGGTCGGGGCATGGATCTCCGCCTGCGTCTGCTTTTGCACCTCCCTCTGGTATGGGAACGGAGGTGGTATATGAACTACTCCGACCAGTTTCTTGCGTCCATGCTGGCGGCTCACGCCAACAGCTTGAATGCCTCCAGTCATGTTGTTGCGCTTGTTCATGCCAGCAAACAAGAGCGCGGGGCCAAGCTCGCCGACATCGCGCGCCTGCTCAACACCTCCGCCGCCGCCATCACCGGCTTGGCTGACACCCTTGAACGGATGGGCTTGGCCGAGCGGACGCGCATCCCTGGCGACCGCCGCGCATGGATGCTGGCCATCACACCCAAGGGCCGCGAGGCGATTGAAATGATTCTCAACCCCAAACCAACCAAACACGTATGAGCATGTTAAACCAAATCACCCGCGGGCCAATCGCCCGCCCTCACTACATCGGGCTTTACGGCCCAGGCGGAGTCGGTAAATCGACTTTCGCCGCCGCCGCCCCTAAACCCATCTTCATTGGCACCGACGACGGCACCGGCACCATGGATGTCGCTCGCTTCCCCGTGCTGGAAACGTGGTCGCAGGCAATCGCCGCCATCGACACGCTGGAGAAGGAGAAGCACGACTTTGAAACCGCGGTGATCGACACCGTGAACGGTCTGGAGCCGCTGCTATGGTCCCACCTCTGCCTTGAAGCCCGTTGCAACAGCATTGAGGAAATCGACGGCGGTTTTGGCAAGGGCTACGTCCGCGCGACCGAACAGTGGATCGAGTATTTCAAGCGGCTCAAGCGACTGCGGAACAAGATGAATGTCATCACGCTTGGCCACGCCATCGTCAGGACGGTGGAGGACGTGATCGAGGGCGAACGGTATGACCGCTACCTCCTCAAAATGCACCAGCAGGCCGCCGCGGCATGGCACGAGTCGGTGGACTGCATGCTCTTTGCCAAGTTCGACCAGAGCTTTAGAAAAGAAAAAGGTGCGAAGAAAGCCCGCGCTACCGGCGACGGCAAGCGCATCATGTTCACCGAGGAGCGCCCCGGATTCCTCGCAAAGTCACGCTTCGACCTTCCGAGCGAAATGGAACTGTCATGGGACGACTTCGCCGCCCGCGCCGCGACGTGCAAGCCCAAGGCAAGCGGCGATGAACTCGCCAAGGTGTTCGCCGGCATCGAGCAGGACGCCACAGACTACCTTGTCTCTATCGGCTGGCTCGCGGAGGGGCAGGCGCTCGCCGACCTCAAGGAAGCCAAGCGCAAGCCCATCCTCAACAAGGCGACGGACTTTCGCGCCGCGGTTGTGAAGTTCACCGCTGAGAAGAATCAACCTGAGCCTACCGCGACCGATGAGTGAAGAACCCTACATCCCCGGAATTTTTGATGATCCCAACCAACTGAAACTGAAACTATAAATATATGTCCACCATCAATCCAAGATCATTCCTCATGGAAGAACCCGAAGAGCGCGATTTCACCGTGCTTGCCAAGGGTGATTACCCATTCGCCATTGCTGAAATCAACGCGATGACCACCACTCAGAAGACCGGCGCGGACATGCTGCCAATCAAGTTTGAGTTCACCGGCCACGACGGCGAAAAAGCTACCGTGTATGAAAACTTCGTCTTCACCGAGGCGGCTGCTTTCAAGATCAAGCAGTTCCTCAAGTGCGTGCAGGTGCCTATCGGCCAGCGCGTGGACTTCGAGGACGCCAAGTTTTTAGGGTGGCTCAAGAAACAGACGGGACGCGCGCGCCTTGGGGTGGAACGGGTCCAAGGCAAGACCAAGGATTACGACAAAAACAAGATCGAGGCGTTTCTTTATGAGAAGACATCAGCGGCGGCTGGCCCTCCCGCGGCTGCTCCTGCGGCGGCGGCGGAGGATGAGGATTCAGAAATTCCCTTCTAACAGAAAACAAACGGGAGTATGGGAACGCCGCGGAGCTAGGCGTGACTGGCGGGAGAGATACCGCCCTAACCTTCCACAAAAGTCCGAACCATGAAATACGACCACCAACTACCCCACGCATTTTCCGCCCATGCCCGGCGCTGGACCATCGGAATGCTCAAGGCCGCCCGTCTCATCGTCAAAAACGCCCGCCGCGCCAAGCATGGGCTGCCACGCAAAGAATACTCTGAAATCTGAATCCAAGCACCACCATGACAATCCTACACCTCGAAATCTCCGACCTGAAAAAAATCTCCGCCATCGAGATCGACCCCGCGACCGGCAAGCCCGTGATCCTCACCGGCGACAACGGCCAAGGCAAGTCGTCAGTCCTTGACGGCATCATGCTCGCCTTGTCCAATACCGGCCTGGATGACCCGATCCGCCACGGACGCCCGGCAGCGCAAATCAAGCTCACGCTGGGGGGTGATCGCGCCGAGTATCTGCTTGAACGCAAAATCACCAAGAAGGGCAGCTATCTGACGCTCACGGACGCCAACGGCATCCCGGTGCAGAAAGCGCAAACCTTCCTCAACGGACTGCTTGGCAATTATGCTTTCGACCCGCTGGAGTTCACGCGCCTCAAGCCCAAGGATCAGGTGGAAGCGCTCAAAGTGGCCGCCGGGCTGGACTTCACCGAACTGGACGCCAAACGCGCTGAATACTACGCCCAGCGGACCACCGTGGGCCGCGATGGCAAAGAGGCTGCCTCCCAGCTTGCTGCGGTGCCGGAGCCGGGTGAAGGCGTGCCGGCGGAGGAGGTGAGTGCCAGCGAGCTTGTGGACAAACTGCGGGGGCTGGAGGATGCAGCGCGCCACCTCGCCAGCGTGAAAGATCGCGTAGTGAAGGCTATGGAGAAGGAAGAAGCCGCATTGCGCGAAATCGACCGGATCAAGGCACTTCTCAAAGCTGCGGAGAATCATCAGACCGCATGCGCGACTGAAATTGACGAAGCGCAGAAGGCGATGAAGGAAGCGGAAGAATCTGCCCCCACCGCCTCCGCCATCGAATCCGCCCGCAACGCCATCGCCCAGGTGGACGAGACAAACCGCACCATCCGCTCCGCCCGCAAGCACCGGGAGTTGTCCGAGCGCGTGACTTCGTTGCGTGCTCAGTATGCCACGCTGGACCGCCGGATTGAGGAAATCGACCTTCAAAAAGCGGATGCGGTGAAAAACGCCAGCCTGCCGGTTGACGGGCTCGAATTGACCGATGAGGGGCCGATGGTCAGCGGCGTGTTTTTCAGTCAGTTGAGCACGGCGGAGCAAATCAAGATCAGCACACTGGTTGCGATGAGTCAGAATCCGACGCTCAAGATCGTGATTGTGAGGGAAGGTGCTTTGATGAGTTCCGCCAACATCAAGCTACTTTCCGACCTTGCCGCCGAGAACGGATTTCAAGTGTGGATCGAGGTGATGAGGGAATCCCCATCATCGGAAGGTCTCCACATCGTTGATGGGGCCATTGCTTTTGAAGATGGCCAACCCGTTGAATAACTTTCTTCGCATCCTAGCACGCCGCCCTGCTCCTCCGCTTATCTCAACTCGTCACATCTTTTCTTAACTCAACTCTCACTCCAAACCAACAAACCGTATGAAAATAGCAACCGTAACACTGACAGGCGCAAGCCCCTATTCGCAATCTCGCCGCTACGATGGAGAAATCCCGAAGCTGGATAAAGAAGGCAACGACGCCTACGACAAGCGCAACTGGCGCGAACACCAGCACTATGATCGGGCAACCGGCGAGGTGTTCATCCCTCCCATGGCGATCAAGAACGCACTGGTCGGCGCGTCCCAGCTTTTCCCTGAGAAGATTCCAGGCAAAGGGCAAAAGACATGGACCAAGCACATCATGGCCGGGATCATCATTGACGAGCCTGTGATGCTTGGCGTCAACAAAGACGAGACCGAGGGCGAGATCCAGTATTGCGACGCCCAAGGCAAGAAAGGGTCCATGGGTGGTACGCAGGTTCCGCGCAAGTTCCCCGTCCTCCGCGAATGGGAAGGCAAAGCCAAGTTCTACATTCTGGACGACACCATCAGCAAAGAGATTTTCGAGAAGTATCTTGTTGAGGCCGGGAAGTTTGTCGGCGTTGGTCGCTGGCGTCCCGCCAACAATGGTCTTTATGGCCGCTTCCACGTCGGGGACGACCTGACTTGGGATGAGGCATGATTTTACGACGCATCTCCCCGCTTCTTGCCGCAGCGTAACTCAACTCGGCACCTCACAACTCAACGACCGTTTTCCATCATGCCTCCTCTCGCAACTGCTTGTCGCTCCACACCATACCTCATCCCAACTCAACTCTCATTCCCATGAATAACCCGCAAATCAACCCGCCGCCCACGATTGGCCGCGCATCCGTAGAAACACTTGACCTGATCCGTTTTCTTGAGGGGGCGGAGATGGGGCAAGTCATCACCTACCAGGAAATGAACGAGGCTGCAAAGGCTGACGTTCAAATCCGCAACTCCATCCTGCAAACGGCCCGCCGTTCGCTCAAAAAGTCGCGCAACATGGTTTTCGGCACCATTGCCGGAATTGGCATTAAGCGCCTGACCGACGAGGAAATTCCAGACGAGGCGACCATGCACGCGAAACGCGCCCGCCGGATCGCCGCCAAAGGAATGAGAATCCTTGGCTGCGCCGACATGGATAAACTCAGTCCTGAGACAAAAATCAAAGCCATCACCACACGCACGGTTCTTGGATTGTTTGCCGCATCATCCAGTAAAAAGACGATCAACTTGGCCGAACAAACAGCCCGGACCACTACTCAAGATTTTAAGATTGGCGACATTGCAAAGCTGTTCTCCAAGTAAATTTACCAGCACCGCGCTACACAACACCACACTCCCCAGCACACCCCAATACAACTCAACGACCATTCTCCTTCGCAACGCTACACTACACTCCGCAGCATTACTCAGCCCACCACTTTTCAACTCAACGACTATTCTTCATCTCCCCGCCCCGCTCCTTGTCATTCCACAGCTTAACTCACCGCAACTCACCGACCTATTTCCCATCACCTCGCAGCACACCGCTTCGTGTCACACCGCCTTACGGCGCACCACAGCACCCCTCATCTCAACTTTTTTATGAAAATCACCCGCAAACCTGAATCATCCCACTGGTATCACCGCGACGGCACGCCGTGTCACGAGGTGATCGGAAAATCCACCGGCCTGCCGCGACCGACGACCGTGGCGGACGCGCGCAAACTGAACCTCGTGCCGTCCGTCACAAGCATCATCGCAGCCAAATCTAAGCCCGCCCTCAACACATGGTTGCAGGACAACGCGATCCGCGCCGCGCTCACCACGCCTCAAAACCCCGGCGAGCCGGAAGACCAATGGCACAGTAGGATTGCCGTAGAAGCGGATCGCATCGGGCGCGAGGCGGCGGAGTGGGGAACGCTCCTTCACGCCGAGCTTGAAACCTACCTCACCACCGGGGCGCTGACATGCACGGGTGAGATCCTCGACTATCTGAAAGGCGCGGAGGAATGGTTGCGCAACAACGTCGAAACCACCATCCAAGCGGAGCAATCCGTGGTGGGTGATCTGGGTTATGCCGGACGCCTCGACCTCTACGCCGTGTTGAAGGATGGCAGGCGGGCCGTTATTGACTTCAAGTCGCAACGGTTGGTTGGCAAGCGCGCCCCAGGCTTTTACAAGGAATGGGCCATGCAGCTTGCCGCCTATGGCGACTGCCTGCGGGAAGAAGGCGAGACGCTGCCTGCGCTCATTTCCGTCATCATCCCATCCGACGCTCCGGGGCCGGTGTTCACGAAAGAATGGGACAACGGCGTGGTGGCGCTCGACGCGTTCCATGCGTGCTTTCGGTTGTGGTGCTTTGAGAAGGATTACACGCCATGACCACCCGTGAAATCATCGACTGGCGTGTCCCCTCTGCAAACGCTTGGACACGCTCTGAGCACGATCTCCAAGTCCAGATCGTCACCCGCTCGCTCGCACTGGCGGATCGTCACCCGGAAATTCTGATGCTTCATGCCATTCCATCAGGCGACTGGCGAGGATGGGGCGTGGGCAAGAAGCTCAAGGCGGAAGGGGTGATTCCAGGCGTGCCGGACCTTTGCATGCCGGTCGCCCGCGGCGGATACCACGGGCTTTACATGGAAGTCAAAAAAACGGGCGGGCACGTTAGAGCCGATCAATGGGAGTTTATGGAAGCTTTGCACGAGCAGGGCTATTTCGTCCGCGTGTGCAATCACCTTGAGACGGCATTGGAGGTGATTGAGAACTATCTACTGGAGATGCCGTGAACGCATAAGCTCATGGACGCCGACCCTAAAACCATGAATCAAGAACCAACTTCCCCGGCGTCGGACGACGCGCCTTGCTCGCCCTCTTCTGATACGCCGGAAACTGATGTGAAGGTGAAACGGATCTGCGGGAACTGGAATAACGCGGGTGACCAAGTGCAGGAATTTGTATTTGCGGACGTGGCCCGAAAGCTGGAGC